TACGTTTCAAGAAGAACTAAAAGAGGAGATAGAAGCATTTAACTTCTTTATAAATTAATGGCAAATAAATTTATTAACAAAAAATTAAATTTAACAACTACTGATAATACCACATTGTTTACAGTGCCAGACTTTACTCAATCTGTGATACGATCCATCTTAGTTTCAGAGTATGCAGGATCTGGATCTAGTATTACAGTTACGTTAACAGACGCTAGTTCAAATGTGTTTAATTTATTTACGACTAAAACTATAGCTTCAAATGCAACAACAGAGTTACTAACTAATCCACTAATATTAGAAGAAAAAGAGGTTTTAAAAGTTCAGGCGGCAAATGCAAATAGACTACAAGTTTTAGCATCTATATTAGAAATACAGCCTAGAATAGTCGTTGGAGGTGGAGGAGCATCATAATGCAAATATTAAAACCAGAAAAGATAATAGAAGAGATATCTAACCTTAAAACAGGTGAGAAATATAAGAACGATGAAGAGTGGAAGGCTAAGGGTATACCTGAGTCTGACATAAGAAGGGATGTAAGGATAATAATGCCGAGTCTTGATTTATTCGGTAAAACAAAATAGAATGGTACGATGGCAATAACTAGAGCACAGCAATACAGACAGATGTTAGAAGACGGTGGTATGTTAGTACAACCATCTACAACTGGTAGAAGACCAGGGTATAGAATGTCTGATATAGATAGAGGGTTTTCAGCTCCGACTAAACAAGGTCAATCGCCAAGAGGGTCAACCACCTCTTCATCTTCAAACAAAAAAGACGATCCAAGCCCACAAGAAAACGCTAGAGAAGCGTATATTAGAGACTATGTTTCAAAACAAAAAGTAAAAGGTGGTGGAAAGAAAAAACCTGGAACAAGTGGTAAAGATCCAAAAGACTATCGTGATTCAACCCCAGAACAGCTATCGGCAGCTGCAAAAAGACAACAAGCAAAGTATAGACGTCAATTTACTCGTCAAGGAAAAGCTGCTCCTGGAATGTTTAACACAAATACTCTTAGAGGAAGAATAGATAAACGTAACTACGAACGAAGATTACAAGAAATGCAAAGAAAAGCATTTGAAAAATATCAAAGATTAGATGATCTTGGTTTAGTTAGTTTAGTGGATGATCTTGGTGCAACAGGAGAAGATCTTACAAAAGGATCTGGTTTTACATTAAATGAAGATGGAACGTACAGTTATAATCCTGATTTTTTTAGAGATGAAACAGGAGCCTTTAAAAAAGAATTTATAGATCAAAGTGGAAATTTACAAATACCTGGATATGATTTTAGTAATATAGCAAAATTTGGTAAACCAAGCCGTGTAATTAATGAAGGGACTTCTTTAGAAAAAGTTATACCAAACATAAATGATTTACAAAATAAAACAGGCATTGCGAGTTTTGATATATTAGGACAACTTTTAAATCCCGACACTCAAGTGGGAGCATTTAATCTTCTTTCAGATGCTAGACAAATACAAGATTTTGCAAGCAGGTTTGGAACAGGAGATGAATCTGCTTTTGATGAGTATAAAGCTTTTATGGATGAAAGAGGTCCACCTAAACCAAGAGACGACCCCTCTGGACAAAGTGATCCGTGTTTAGGACCTAACCCACCTGCGTATTGTTTTATAGGTAAAAAAGCAGACCAAACAGCACAAAATGCAATAGCTAGAAATTTAGGTGGTCTTTCTCCAAGAATAGGTGGTTCTATATTTGATTTTACAGGTATGGCTGAGGGTGGAATAGTAGACATGGCAAGAGAAGAAATGTTTTTAGGTGGTATTGTTAAAGGTATAAAAAAAGGACTAAAAGGTGCAACAAGAGCGATTAAAAAAGTTGCTAAGTCACCAATAGGAAAGGCTGTATTATTAGGTGCAGGTTTAGGTTTTGCAGGTATTGGACCCTTTAAAGGTTTAGCTGGCACAAAATTAGGAACAGGTTTATCTTCTTTGTTTAAAGGTAAAGCATCAGGTATATTAGAATTTGTTAAAGATAATCCTATGTTAGCTATAGGTGGAGCATCTTTATTAGCAGGAGCAATGACACCAAAAGAAGAAGATGAGTTTGATGTAGAGGCATACTACGCAGCTAATCGTTTAAACCCTAACCCAGATTTATTTCCTAGAATATTAGGAACTCAGTTTGCAGCAGCTGATGGTGGTAGAATTGGTTATGCAGATGCTGGGGGTGTAATAAGTGAAAAAGAAATGAAAAAAATAGCTAAAAGTCCTTTATATAAAGGTTTTAAAAAAATGTATGGAATAGACCCTTCTATGGCGAAAGATAATCCCGCTTACGATGAAAAATTTGATACATTCGAAAAATTATACAAAGAGGGTTTTCAAAAAGGTGGTGATGTAGAACCTGTAGCTAAAAAGACAATGCCTCTATTAGATATGGGTGGACAAGAAATGGATTTAAGAGATGAAGGTGGCTTTGTGCCAATAGGTAGAATGGAAAAGGCTGACGATGTACCAGCTAGATTATCTAAGAATGAGTTTGTATTTACAGCAGAAGCTGTAAGAAATGCTGGTGACGGCGATGTGGACAAAGGCGCAGAAGTTATGTATAACATGATGAAGAACCTCGAAGATGGAGGTAACGTATCCGAAGAATCGCAAGGTTTAGAGGGCGCTCGAAGAATGTTTCAAACATCAAAAAGATTAGAGGAAGTATTGTAATGGCTACTGAAACCGTAATAAATAGACCCGCACCCTTTGTAGAAGATATAGGTAAAAAACTCGCAGAACAAACATTAGGACTTCAACAAGTTCCTGTAGTAGCAACTGGTATTGCAGGGATAACAAAACAACCTGGTGAAACTGCAGCAGGTTTCAAAGCAAGACAAGATGCAGCTAGAGCTTTTACAACTAGACAACAAAGTTTAGCAGGACTTGCACCACAAGTAGCGCAACAAGATGCATTACAAAGACAAGCACAAACTTTAGCACAAGCAGGAGTAGGATCTTTTGCACCAGCTTTAGCAAGAGCACAAACAGAATTAGGAG